GTTCTATGAGCAATCGAGTAATTGTTGACGCTACGGCGTTAAATACGCTGTGCGAAGAAGCAGCCCGGCATATGGCTTTGCGCGACCTTGTGGGGCGTGTGCGGACTAGCGTCACTGCAATGCCCGAGCCTGAGCCTGAGCCTGAGCCTGAGCCTGAGCCTGAGCCTGAGCCTGAGCCTGAGCCTGAGCCTGAGCCTGAAAATGACCCCACCCCTGCATCGCAGTCCGACGAACCGATCTAAAACTAGAGGCACACTATGAAGTATCTAGCAGTCACGTCTTTTAGCCAGGAAGGCTATGAGGCATACGGACGAAATATGATTGAATCATATCTCGCCAATCCACTAGCCAATTCTGAACTTTGGGTGTTTAGTGACACCGCTTTGCTTCATGATACGGTCGATACGCCGCTTGTGAAGTTCTTCGCTCTGGACGAAGAAGCGGCCAGCCTCACTGAGTTTAAGGCGCGGCACAACTCTCCTGTTGTCCACGGACGATTTGGGCGCACATACGACTACCGTTTTGACGCGGTGAAGTTTGCCCATAAACCCGCTGCAATTGCAGCAGCTACCCGCGTATTCAGCGCGCTGAACCTAGAAGATCAACCAGAAGTTCTAGTTTGGTTTGATGGTGACACGGTGTTCAAGAAGCCTCTTACGGACGCGTTCTTGGTTGATAAGTTCCCGACTTGGGCGCATATTGGGCATTTCCCGCGCAACAATAACCACACAGAAGCGGGCATTCTTATGTTCCGCGTCAACAACACCAATGTTGTGGCGATGCTCCGCATCTTCTGGCAGGTCTACGTCGAGGACCAAGTTTTCCGCTTGCCTGCTTGGACAGACTGCCATGTGTTCGATACGCTCGTGGCAGGCGGAGTGAAGGACGGTATGGTGCGTGCCGTCAATCTAGGGGATGATCTTTCGTTCAATACGAGCCACCCCATCGTCAATTCAGATTGGCGTGGGTATTTGGATCATTTGAAGGGCGCACGCAAGCAGGCGGGCGCTTCATACAGTTCTGATGTGGTGGTGCAAGCCTAATGACAGATATCAAGAAGGTGGCGGGAATTTGGCTTCCCGCCACAGAAGAACATCTTCTTCCTTTCCTTGAAGGTGCTGCTAAGCAGAATAGCAAGGGCGAGGGCAGTTACCAGCTTCATACCCTCGTCGCTATGCTCAACCATACCCCTTCCAACCGACGTAACCTAGTGCTGGACGTAGGTGGCAATGTCGGTATGTGGTCTATGCACTTCGCCCGTGCTTTTGACCGCGTTGTGGCCTATGAGCCTATTGAGATTAATCAACGGTGCTTTATGCTCAACACTATTGAGCATCCAGAAAAGCCTACGACCAATGTCGAGCTACGGCGTGTGGCTCTAGGCAACACGATTGGCGAAGTCGCCATGGAATATCGGCCCGAGGTCACGTCTGGAACGCATGTAGCGCCGCAAGACGCCACAAAGCGGGAGGCGTCGTCCATCAACTACACAGTGCCTTTAACTACGCTCGATGCAGAGAACCATCCTTTTGTAAGCGCGATCAAGATGGATGTGGAGGGGTATGAATACCCCGTTGTTCTTGGCGCTGAGGGCACAATCCGGCGATGCAAGCCTATTATTTGTATCGAGCAAAAGCCGTGGGATATTTTTGAGTGGAAGCAGTATGCGGCACTCGAACTGCTTTTATCTTGGGGCGCCACGGTTAAGCAGCGCGTCGTTGACGATTTTATTCTTGGGTGGGATTGATGGTGCCGACCATATATATGGGCTTCGATAGCCGAGAAGTCGAAGCGTATAAAGTAGCAGAGTTCAGTTTGAAGCGACGGGCCTCTGTGCCCATCAGCGTTGTCCCTCTCAAAATTAACGACTTACGCGATCAAGGGATGATTTGGCGTCAGACTGAAACGCGAGAAGGCAAACTGTGGGACGTGATTTCAGAAGCCCCGCAGGCAACAGAGTTCGCGATCAGCCGGTTTTTGACTCCAATCCTGCATAGAGCAAAATATGGCTATGCAGGATGGGCCATCTTTGTCGATTGCGATGTCCTGTTCTTAGACGATATTGCAAAACTGTTTGACTTGCTAGAAAGCAAGTATGCAGTGATGTGCGTCAAGCACCAGTATAATCCATCCACTCTGCTAAAGATGGATGGTCAAATCCAGACTAGCTACAGTTTCAAGAATTGGTCCTCAGTCATGGCATTCAACTGCAATCATTTTGCAAATGATTGCTTGAACCTTGCACATATCAATTCGGTGCCTGGGCGGGATTTACATCGGTTTGACTGGATTAAAGACCCAGACAAGCACATCGGCGCGCTACCACAAGAGTGGAACGCGCTTATCGGTGAGCCGGGATACGATATCCAGACGGCAAAGATTGCCCACTATACGCTAGGTGGCCCTTGGATGGGCAACACCATTTCACCTGAAGCGGATGCTGTTTGGCTTGACGAACGAGATGCCTTTGTAAAGTCTGGTGGAAATTGATATAACCCGAACCTTCGGATGGGGTGGAAGTTATGGCTCTTATTCTTGAAGATGGTTCGGGTAAAACCAATTCTCAGACATACGTTCTTGGCGCGGACGTTGCGGCTTATGCACGTCTCTATGGCCTCGCTCCTCCGGTATCAGCGGATGCGGATATTATGAAGGCTATGCGCTATGTCGAAGGCGCATATTACGAACGCTGGGTCGGGCTCAAGAAGACAGAAAATCAGGCCCTTTCTTGGCCCCGCGCATATGCTGTTCGCCGCGATGGCTGGACAGTTGATGAAAGCGAGATTCCAAAAGAATTGAAAGATGCGGTGTGCGCTTTAGCACTTCGGTCACGTAATGGGGAGAATCTTATCCCTGATTTGACGCGCAGCGATTCCGTTCTCGAAGAACAGATCGGGCCAATTCGTGTGAAGTATGATTCTAGGGCGAGGTCTTTGCCCCTATTTCGAGACATCGAGTTCATCCTAAAGCCTATTTGCCAACCCCTTGGTTTCCCACAGATCGTCAGGACATGAGCGCTAGTATTTTTGAACGGCTTCGCGACGGAACAGGTCTTCGCCTACTTCAGAAATACGGCGACGTTTTCCGAGTATCGAGACAAGGCGATCAGGTATTCAACCCCTCAACGGGGTCGGTCACTGCAAGCACGGCGACACAAGATTTACGCGGAAAATCTTTTTCGCGTGATAGTCGTTTTGATGACCCCGAGTTTGCTGAAACCTCTGAAGTCGAAATTTATTTAACTGCCAGTGGCGCGGCGTTCGCACCAAAGCCAGGGATGACAATCGGCTCCCCTGTGTCAACTACTGAGCCGTATAAGATTACACGAGTGCAGGCGATACCGGAAAGTGGCACAGTTGTCATGTATCGACTTTTGGCTCAAAAATAATGTTCGCACAGCAAGTTGCTAATTTCGCCCAAAGGACGGAACGCCGACTTGCTAAGACGGTTTCTGGCGCTGCGACTAAACTCGCCACGAACATCATCAAAGCCACGCCGATTGACCTTCCCTTTGGTATGCACGACCCCAACAGTGTAGGGCGGGCAAGAGGCGGGTGGGTTGCTGGGTTTGATACCAATCTAAATTCTAATGCCTACCGCTTAGACCCAACAGGCGAAGCGACTTCTCGGGACGCGGCTGCTACTTATGCGATCTATTCCCCTCGTGTTCATACCACGCTCTACCTTGTTAATACGGTTGGATATATTGGTAAATTGGAATTTGGTGGGTATGAGTTTGACAACGAACGCCGAGTCAAAACTCTACCCTCTGGGTTCTCTTTCCAAGCCCCGTATGGCATGATGCGCGTTAATGCCAAGGCGTGGCCTTCTCTCGTCTCCAATGCGGCCCGCGTGGCTAGGACAGTTCGATGAGTTTGAAGTCAATCCGTAACGCCCTGAACGCGCGTCTCAACAGCCTTTCTTCGCTTCCTAGTGTGGCGTGGGAGAACGTATCTTTTACGCCCAAGACTACGGAAATCCATTTGCGGGTAAACTTCTTACCAGCGCCGACGCGCCCCGCCGCCAACCACAGGAGCGCCATGGATTTCGAAAGCGGCGTCTATCAGGTTGATGTTTATGCACCCCAAGACCAAGGCCCCAATCCGGCTTCTGACTTGGCGGAGAGGATCAGGGCGCATTTCTATCGCGGCCTTGTCCTGACAAGCGACTCAATTTCAGTCAACATCGAAGCCACGCCGAGCATGGCGTCGAATGACCGAGAAGGCCCGTTCTGGCGTATCCGACTGACTGTTCCTTGGTTCTCCTACGTCCCCACTTAAGCACGCATTGACTTGCTAGGAACCATTCAATTATACGTGGAAAGGTATATATTTTTTAGCGGCAACGCATTTTTGCCGCCCTAAGTTCTCAGGAGAACAATATGAGCGGTTCAATTGCAGTGGGTTCACTTACTGAACTCGGGTACATTGCTGAAGTAACTTTCGGCACTACCCCGGTCAGTTCTGCTTTTCAGCGAATCCGCGATGTGTCTTTTTCTGTCAACCTTCAGAAGGAAGCATATCAGTCGGAGGAGCGTCGCTCTGACCGTCAGCGCCAAGACGTGCGCCACGGGTATCGCTCCGTCACTGGCGACATTACTGGTGAGCTTTCGCAGCAGTCTTGGGATGACTTCATCCAGGCCATCATGGGCGGCACTTGGGCAACCGGCGCTTCGGCTCCTTTCTCCAGCGTCGCTTCCAACTCTGCCACCAACCGTATTACGGTGGGCTCGGCCAACTTTCCGACGCTTGGAGTTCGCGTTGGCGACGTTTTCGCAATCACTGCAACCCCCGCAGTGGCGGGTCTGACTGATCGCTTCTTCACCGCACTGAGCGTCGGCGTGTCCACCATCGAGGTTGAGCCCGGCACTATCGGGACCACGGCTACCGCTTCTGCTACTATCTCGGTTGCAGGCCGCAAGGTTGCCATCGGCAACACCTACCGTTCTTTCACCATTGAGCGTTGGTTGACCGACCGAAACCTATACCAGCAGTTCCGTGGCGTCCGTATGAACCAGATGACCATTTCCATCCCGGCTTCTGGCCTAGTTACGGTGACGTTCAGCGTTATCGGGCAAGACGGCACAGGGTTCTCCTCTACTTCTGCGGCCTCTACCTATACCGCTTCACCGCAGACCACTCCTTTTGCTGCTGTCAACGGCGAGATTTATGAAGGTGGCGTTGTTCTTGGCCTTGTCACCGCTGCTGAGTTGACCGTCAACAACAACATGGCGGGGCCTCAAGTCGTCGGCACCAGCGTGACGCCTGACCTTCTTTTTGGTCGATTTGCTGACGTAAGCGGCACAATCACCGTTTTGTTCACCAATGCAGACATGCACAACAAGTTCGTGAACGAGACGGAATCAACACTTATTCTGCGGCTTCAGAATAAGGATTTGCTCGACAGCACAACTGAGTTTGTGACCCTCGTTCTGCCCCGTATCAAATATAGCGGTGGCGATGTGGATGACAGCCCCGACACAGGCATCACCGTGACCATGCCTTTCGTGGCGTTGAAGCCGCTTGCGGCCAACGTTGTGCAGGGCACTTCGTCTATCTCTATCCAGCGCGGCAATGCTGCCTAATGTGGATTGCGTCAATGGCAAAGGGGCAACCCTTTGCCATTGAGGCGCTAGTCACATGAGTAAATATATCTACTCTTTCCATCGCTTTGACGATAGAGATGCTTTTCTTCAAACATGCCTCGACGCAGGTTTTCAATTTTACGAGGGCACTCCTTGCCCAAATGAAGCCGACGCTATTGACGACATCGGCACTCTAATCGACCAAGAGAGTGAAGACGCCCTTCCTATTGTTCTACCGGGATACCATGTTAACATGGCTTGGAAGAACGAGATGAACCCTGCATTTGCGGCTTCGGAAGTCTCCCCGCAAAATCCACGCAGGCTTTGGTTTTAACTTATTCAGTGATGGGGTGAAAAAGCGAGGCGATGAGCGGCAGTATCGCAACAGGCTCGCTTGCTGAATATGGCTATGTCGCGGAAAGCGTCTTTGGCTCTACGCCTGTAGGCCAGCCATTTAAGCGTATCCGAGATATAAATCTGAACGTCAATCTACAAAAAGAAATCAGGCAACCAGACGCACGGCTTTCATCTCGTGTGCGACAAAATTTATTTCACGGATATAAAAGTGTATCTGGTGACATTCTAGGCGAAATTTCAGAACAGTCTTGGGACGATCTGCTTGAAGCGGCCATAGGAGGAACATGGGCGACCGCAGCCCCTATTGCGAGTGCGTTTACGGCGAGTGTTGATGCAGCGAACAGCCGCATCACTTGTGCCACTGCGGGATATAACCTGATATCTAATGGTTTCAGGGAAGGCGAGATTTTCTACCTTACCTCCCCAAACGGACCAGTGGCAGGTATAACAGGCGTCTATCTTACCGCAGTCAGCGTTTCTTCTTCGACAATCGAAGTGGAGCCAGGAACCCTTACCTCTACTTCTTCAAGTGTGGCTGTCAATCGCGTATATGAAGTAGGGCGCAAAGCCTCTCTGGACGGAACATACCGCTCCTTTACTATCGAACGTTGGTTGACAGACCGCAATCTCTACCAACAATTCAAAGGCGTCCGAGTCAATCAAGTCACGTTCTCTGTGCCCGCTTCTGGCCTTGCTACTCTTTCTTTTAATCTCATAGGCCGAGACGCTTCCTCTTTTTCTTCTACAAGCGTCGCCTCTACCTACACCGAAGCGGCACAAACGACCCCCTACACCGCTGTAAATGGCACGCTCTTTGAAGGCAACAGCGTCCTTGGCGTGGTTACTGCCGCTGAAATCTCGATCAATAATAGTTTGGTGGCGCCGCAGACGGTAGGTTCCGAAACTGTATCTAATACCTTCTTCGGACGATTTGTAGAAGTAACGGGGCAGATTAGCGTTCTTTTTTCAAGTTCATCCGCTTTCGATAAGTTTATTCAAGAGACAGAATCCAAACTTATACTGCAATTGCAGAATACACAGGCCCTAGACGCGGATACAAAATTCATAAGCATCGTCATTCCACGTCTAAAATATTCTGGTGGGGAAGTAGATACTTCTTCGGATAGCGGGATTACTGTCTCACTTCCATTTGTGGCGTTGACACCACTTGCGGCAAATCCGCAACAGGGCACAGCGCCTATTTATATCCAAGCAAGCAACTTAGTCCCTAGGACGCAGACTTTTAGTTTTCTAACTGGCGTGCCTTCAGGATGGACCTACAGCCGCGCCAGCAACGCTACGTATTTCAATAGTTCAGGTGTTTTGACTGTTGCGAGTGCGGATGTTGCGCGGGTTGACTACAACCCGAATGGTTTGGCGTTGCGAGGCTTGGCGTTAGAACCCTCTCGCACAAATTGGGTTCGCAACAGCATCGCTAGTGCTACGGTAGCAGGAACGCCGGGAACGCTACCTACGACTTGGAGCGGGGGCACTCAAACAAGCGTAACACGGCAGATCGTCGGGGCAGGCACCGAGGATGGTATCGAATATATTGATATAAGATGGGCAGGAAATGGCGGGGAGGCTGCGTTTGAATTGGTTCTCGATGGAGGAACGCACGCTTCTGCGGCAAACGGGCAAGTCTGGGTAGGCACCGTTTTTCTAAAATTGGTCGCTGGTTCTTTTACAGGATTAGGCGGGACAGGCCCAAGAATTTATGAATTTCCCGGCGTGTCACAAACCACAACGGACATAAGAAGCACTGTGACCGGCGCTACTCTTAGAACTCAGCGAATCCAGGTAACAAGAACAAATGTAAACGCGGGCACTACCTACGAGCAAATGCGTTTTCTCATAACACCATCGGCAACAGCATGGGACTTTACGTTGCGTTTTGGCCTACCACAACTAGAACTAGGCAATACGATTACCAGCCCGATCAAGACTTCAGGAGCAACAGTCACTCGCGCTGCTGACCGCTTAACTTATAGTCTAAGTGCAAATGCACCTTGGTTCCAATCTCCTAACGGGTATGCGTATTCAGTTGAATTTTTGTCCGCAAGCAACTCGCAAGGTAGTGGCATAGTGTATGCTGGGACATCAGGTGGCTCTTTTAGCAATACCTCATACTTTACTGAAAATTTCACATATCTCATAAACGGGGTAGGAGATAACGGCGTTAGTCTGACCGCTCAATTCCGCGCCGCCTTCACCGCCAATAAAGTAGGCGCTTCAATCAATTATGCTGGCGCTCGATATTCAATAAACGGAGCAGCCCTTACCGCATCTACGTTTGCACGCGCAGGCTATGCGGCTATGACAAACGTATCTGTTTTAAGCTCACCTTGGGGAGGAGGTAACTACGTTATCGGCTGGGCGCGCTCAGCTACGCTCTCAAATTACTTTTACTCTGACAGTGAATTGCGAGCCCTTACAACTTAAAATACGTTTACGCTTGACTTGGCGATGTTCCTTTGCCAAAACACTTTCGGTCCCACTTTGAAAAGACCCAGGAGGTCTCGCTTCTCATGTCACTAGACGCCCTCGCCGTCGATGTTTCCAACGCCGTCCCTATCACCATCCTACACCCAAAGACGCGCCAACCGCTGCGCGATGCGGCAGGTAAGGAAGCCTTCATTTCCGTGGTCAGCCTTGACAGCCCCGAAGTGCAGAAGGTGCAGAAGGCCGCGCTCAACAAGCGCCTGAAGATGCGTGGGCGCGTCACCATGACCGCTGATGAGCTTGAGGCGGAGCGTGCTGAGGCGCTGGTTGCTGCCACCAAGGACTGGTATCTGGTAGGCCTTGACGGCTCTCCGCTGAACGCGCCGCTGAACGATACGACTGCGCGCACGATCTACACAGACCTTCGCTTCTCGTGGATCAAGGAGCAGGTTAGCGAGGCGCTTGACGACCGCGCCACGTTTCTTTGAGGATAGCTTATCCTTTCTCAAGGAACACGCGGAACGCTACTTCGCGCTTAACCTGAAGAAAGAAGACGGGTCGAGTGAGGCGGATAGCCTCACTCGCGCCCTATCTGCGGTTAGCCGCAGAACAGACAGCGCCTCAAAGCAGCAGAAACTTGAGATTGAGGCGCGGCTAGACCTACCCCCCATGCCAGAAGAATTTACTTTTGCGTGGGGGAGTTTTGTTGACCTGCAATCAACCCGTGGGTCAAATGGGTTCTCGTCAAACCCGATCACTTATTTAGAAATAGAAGCCTATATCCGCCTATCCGGCCGCGTATTGCTTCCGCATGAGATACGCGCTATAAAAGTAATTGACACCGCATTTCTCGAAGCCCAAGCCGACCTCGCCAAAGCAGCAAGGGCCGCTAAAGATGCGTCAAAGAAATCTGAACAAATGCCTGCGCCAAAGAGATCGACTAGACGGGGGTAGGGTTGTCGGATTCAGTTGCTAATCTTACAGTCAAAGTTGATACCAAGTCGGTCAGCGCCGCAGTTCAGGCGTTGGATAAACTTGCGGCGGTTGCGGCTAAGGTAGAAGAGTCTCTAAAAGGTATTGGTGGTAAGGCTCCAGGACTAGGTAGGGGAGCGGGAGGGGCTGAGGAAGGGGCTAAGAAGTCTGAGCGCGCATTGGCGAAAATGGAGAAGCGCCTAGAAGACGGCGCCAAGAAGTATGAGCAGATTACCCGGCTAGTCAACAAATATGCTTTGTCAGAAGGTATGCGCGCGGACACTATGAACCGCGTTAATCGTGCTTTTGAGCAGTATAACCGCGTGGCGGGCAACGTCAATGCAACCACAATTCAGATGGACCGTGCGACCCGCCGCTACAATCAAGCGATTGAGCAGACTAAGACGGGTATTGACTCTGTTATTAAACTTGAGAATCAGCGCAATGCAGAAAGACGGAAAAGCGAAAGAGAGCAAGACGCCGCAACTAAAGCCGCTGAAAAGGCGCGGCAACAAGAAATCAAAGATACGCGTGCTCTTGAACGGGTCTTACAACAGGCACAAACCCGTGTGTCTGGTATATCTCTGCGCGCTAGCAGGCAGACTCCGTTAGAACAAGCGTTCCGCATTGACGATAGTGCGCAACGGGCGCTGAACCAATACGCTTCAACCCTAAAACAATACGGGACGGGCAGCCTCCAAGCTGAGACAGCTTCGGGTAAATTCAACCGTTCAATGCAGGCTTTGAGCAACGAAATTGCTAAAACTGGCGGCCTTCTCACGCGTGTGAGCGACAACGCCCGCGTCTTCTCGGCAGCTTTTGGCGCGGCTAACGCCTCGTTGGGCGGCTTTAGTCGCGTAGCGTTCAATACCTCGGCGGCACTGAGCGCGCTTTCAGGCACTCTTGCATTGCGTGAGATCATTCAAGCGGGCCTAGAAATTGATAAGTTTGTTAACACGTTAAAAACCGTTTCAGAAGGCTCTCTGGGTTTTCAACGTAATCTTAATTTCCTTTTTGAAGAAGCAAACCGAGTTGGCTTTGCTGTTGGCGATGTAGGCAACTCTTTTGCGCGCCTATCTCTGGCTATGAAAGGTGCTGGCTTCCAAGGCGCAGAGACACGAGAAGTCTTCTCTGAGTTGGTAGCTGCCTCTCGTAACTTCGGACTTTCTTCTGCTGAGACAATGGGCGTCATTCGGGCCTTGGAACAATCCATGTCCAAGGGCAAGTTCATGGCTGAAGAAGTGCGAAATCAGATGGGCGACCGCCTGCCTGTTGCGATGGCAGCACTTGAGCGCGCGGTTACAAAGGTTGACGGCAAGCAATCGGATTTGAATAAGCGGTTTGAAGAAGGCACGATTGATACAAAGCGCTACGCAGTAGAATTTGTTCGGCAAATCTACGCCATGTCTGGTGGCGCGGAAACCCTCAACCGCACGTCACAGTCTGTTGGTTCTGCGTTCGGCAGGCTCACGACCGAATTGACCAAAACCAATATGCTTTTCAAGGAAGCGGGTTTTGATGAAGCATTGATTTCTACTACTGACCAAATCCGCAAGTTGATTGAAACCGCCCGTGAATCTGGCGCGGTTGAAGTCCTTGCTAAGTCGCTTGTAACTCTAGCCAATAACCTCGATTTGGTGGCGGGGGCTCTTACCGCGTTTGCTGCTGTTGGTTTCGTTCGTATTCTAACGGCGCTAGCGTCTAAGTGGGTGGCCATCGGCCTCGCCGTTGCAGCGGTTGGTGCGGGTATCGCGGGTTTGATGCGCGGCCCTGCGAGAGACTTGGATCAATTTGATAAGACAGTAAAGCAATTTGATAAAACATACGCGAATTTGTCCGAACGCATCAACGCGGTGAACGCCTCTTTGATATCCGGCACTTCGCGAGCAGCTTCAAGTGCAGAAAGTGATTTTGAAAAGCTGATTACTTCTTACAGGAAACTTGGATACGAGGCTTCCAAGGCGCTGGTTATGGCGCTCAAAGTGCAGGAAGAAGAGGCCAAGAGGAGCGTAAAAGAACTTGAAACTCGGATAGAAGAGGCTCAGAACCGCCTTTCTTCTATCATGCCCAAAGCGGAGTTTTTTCAAGTTGTCAGTTTCTTGCAAACAGCAGCGGGAGCGCTCCCTGCGTATAACACGCAGATTCTTAAGGCTGTAGAAAACCTAAACACTTGGTATGAAAGTGTTAAAAAAGGGGAAATGCCTCTAGCGGATTTTGTAGAAAAACTTTCTAAAATTCAATCAGAAATGCAAGTTATTATCGAAAAAACGCCAGACGGTTCAGGAGCACTATCCGCGTTCTCTAACGCAGCAGCAAATTTTATAAAGATTATCCAAAGCCCCGTCAATTTGCAGAATATCGGTAACGCTATTTCTGAAGTTCTCCGGTTAACTGGATTGCTTGGCACAGCCCAACAAGGCTTACAATCTCTTACTTCGCTCCGCCAAAATATTGAAGGCGGTCGTCCCTTAGAAGCAATTCCCCCGGTAGAAAACCTACCTATGGCCCCGGGGTCACGAACGCGACTGAATTTTAGCGGATATGTTTCAGTTAAAGAGGCCCAAGACTTAAAGGCTGGCGAACAAGTTCTCCAAGACGCATACCGGCGAACAAACAAAGACGCTAAGGCTGTTGTCAATACGACTTTGTATTTGGAGCAAGTCAGAGAGGCAGCGAGGCTCGGGGACGTAAATGCAATAAAAATTTATGCCGACTATAACGCCGCACTCGCCAAAAACGATACAAAGATAACAGGCACAGAAAAAAGCCTCCGTAAATACACGGAAACGCTTCAAATTGAGCTTGACACACACCAAGGGCTCCTGGAAGCCTACAAGCAAAGCACGCTTGCTGGCGACGATATGGAAGTGCAGATCAAGGCGCAGACCAAGGCGCTTGATTACGGCACCAAGGGTTCTATTGAGTATAAGAACGCGCTTGCGGCCATCTTGCCTTTGATGCGCCAAAGGTCAGACCAAGAAAAAGACACAGAGGCGGTAAAGGCCAACACCAAGCAGCGCGAGCAAGAGATTTCGCTACTTGAAAAAGAGCGAAGCCTTATCGGAATGAACATAAATCTGCGAGAGCAGGAGCTTGCCGCTTTCCGCGCTCGCCAGCAAAACGAAGGCCGCGCTCCTGACGTTATATTGGCGGCAGAAGACCAAGCTCGCAAAATTGTCCGCATTCGTCAAGAAACTGACCAGCTTGATAACTCTTATAAAGAGATGGCCAACATCGGCGTTCGCGCCTTTGAGCAAGTTGGCGACGCCATTACAGAAGCCTTTGCTAAGGGCGAAATCCGCGCTCTTAACTTCGGCAACGTCATCCGTGGCGTCATGTCGTCCATCGTCCAATCTATCCTGCGCCTTGGTGTTATCAACCCAATTATTAATTCGATCTTCTCTGGCACCATGCTCCCGACGCTAGGCGCGGGCCTTTCTATTCTAGGTGGCGGTGGCGCTGCGGCAGCGGGGGCTGCGGGCGCTGCGGCGGGTGGCGGCGGTATCCTTTCTAGCCTTGGCCAGTTGACAGGCCTTTCGAACCTACTGCCGAGCGGTGGACTCAGTGGCATGATGGCGAGCGCCAACAGCTATCTGTTTGGCACGCCGGCATCCATGGCTATCGTGGACCCCACAGGCATCCCATCGGCGGTGGCCGGCACTTCGGGCCTTCTCGGCTCTGGCGGCTCCATGTCGCTGGGGGCTCTCGGCGCCGGGTTTGGCGTTGGCATGTTCACCAACAGCTTGTTGGGTGGAAATCAACTCGGCGGCGGGATCGGGTCGGGCGTCGGCTCTCTGGCAGGCATGGCGCTTGGCAGTATGATTGGGATGCCATTTCTAGGCGCTATTCTAGGCGGCGCCGCTGGCGGCGGTCTAGGCGGCCTCATTGGCCCCAAGCCTTCCAGCAAAGGCTTTAGTTACGCCCTGCGGTCGCAGGACGGACAACTTGCTATGACTGATACGTATTACAACGAACAAGGCCGCGCTCAGTTCGAGGAAGCAAACACTAAGATACCTGCTATTAACGCATATCTTAGGCAACGCGGCCTCACAGTATCTGGCGTCCGCGCTGTGGGCGGTAATAAATATGGCATGGGCAACCTTGGCTACGGCGAAGCGGCAAGTTTCAATGAAGCCCTCGGTTCTCTAAAGTTTGCAGCTACGGCCAACGAAGAATTGAATAAGGCGCTTTCAACTCGTTCCTTTGCTGGCCCTGAAAAGCTGCAAGAGTTTGTGGACGGCTTTATCGCCCTACAAGACACGATTAAGGGCCTGACTGCGGACCCCGTGCCTGAGTTCAAGAAGCAGATGGACGCGCTGATTGACTCCTTCGCCCAAGCCACAGCCAAAGCCCGTGAATATGGTATTGGCGAAGAAGAACTGTTGGCTGCGCGAGATAAGCAAATCGCCAAGCTGGAAGAACAACGTAGTCTGACTATCCGTGATACGGCCCTTGAGATGCATGTGCGTCGCCTCATGGCGGAAGGCATGGACCAAGAGGCGCAGCGTATCGAGCTTGCTTATAAGACTCAGAAGGAAATCGAATCCTTCACCGCATCGCTTGACGCGCTAGGTATTTCTGCCGAAGAAAAGTCTCGTCTGCTTGTTGAACTTGAAAGGACACAGGCCGCAGAACGAGTTAAGATTCTGAAGGATGCTAATAAGAACATCCGTGATTATCTTGACTCGCTTCGCACCAGCAGCCCGCTGTCGGGCACAACGACCATGGGGCGCCTCGGCGCCGCGCAAGAACTATTTAACCGCGACTTGGCGGCGGCCCAAACAGGCAACGTGGATGCGCTTAATCGCATCACGCAATCGGCAGACACGCTCCTCAATCTAGCTCGCGAAGTGTATGCCTCTACAGGCGGCTTCCACGATATCCGTGGCCGCGTTGTCTCGGGTCTAGAATCGCTCGCTACCACGCCTATGTCCCAGCAGAGCCTTCCTGATTTGGCGAGTGTGCCCTTGGTCGCAGAAATGACCAACCTACGCACCAACGCCGCGATTGCCGAGACGGCAGAATACACGAAGCGGTTTGATAGCAAGTTGGCTGAGTTGCTGCCAATCGCACAGGCGATCCAGGCTGCGGTGGAGCAGGCAAACCAAAACACGTCAACTTCTTCAGGAAGCGTAGGTTTTGGGGATTATGCGGGGCCAGATTCCAATTCAAGTGGGAGTTTCGGTGGAAGCATAGAATCACAAGGGGCGATGCCTGCCGCACTAGGCGCTGTCATGAAATATGGCCGCGTCATGGCCTACGCCAACGGCGGCATCCCCGACTACGTAAATAGCCCCACGCTTGCACCTATGGCCCTCTTTGGCGAAGCAGGCCCCGAAGCTATTATGCCGCTTCGCCGTGGCCCTGACGGACGCCTTGGCGTTGAGGTCAACGGTTCTGATAATCAAGCCGTTGTCTCTGAATTGCGCGCAGTCCGCGATGAGATTGTCTCGCTCCGTGAGGCTACAGTGGATTCGGATGGCAACGAAAGCACAGGGCTAGTTGAAGCCATTGCTGAACTTCGAGTACAGGTAGGAGGGCTTCGTGAAGAACTCCGCACGGCTCGTCTGAGGGCGCAATGAGCGTAACTATTACGGCGGCTAGCGCCGCGATTGAAGAATCTGTTTGGCTTATCGAGATCAACCCTGACCCGCAAGGTGTCGGTGATCCTCGTCCACCCCCGTTATTTATGCCCTCCGGTGCCCCTATGGCAGCGATAGATACGCGAGGCTCCTCGGTTGCAACAGCGCCAACCATCGTGGCCTCTGACCGTGGCTGGGTGCAGGAGCCCGGTGACACTGGCACCATCGCCGTCTACCCCCCTCGTATGCTCGAACCCCCTGCGGTCGAACGGTTTATCCCTGTCTATCCCGGCGAGGGCAGGCGCGCTCAAATAGAATCGGGCGAATTGCGTTTCTCCAATACGGACGGCGCGCTAGATACCATTGCGGGTGAATGGGCGGTGGCAGGGCGCCGGGTTAAACTGACCAGGGCACCCCACAGGCGCCCCACACACGCCCCACGATCCACTTGGGTAGAAGTCGCATCCCTTCGCGCCTCAGAAGCCTTCGAGGGCACTGACACCCTGCGTATGCCTCTGCGTTCGGCTGCTGCTGACTTACAGACCACCGCCAATTCCCTTTACACAGGCACGGGCGGGACGGAAGGCAGCGTCGGCCTTGAAGGCGTATCTAAGCCTCGGATTTTTGGCTTTGTGCGGAACATGCAGCCTGTTCTCATAGATGATGTGAACAGAATATACCAATTACATGACGGGGCGGTTCAACAAATTGTAGCGGTAAGGGATAGTGGCTTAGACCTCGTATTCCATGCGGACGTAAGTTCATACGCGTCCTTGGTTGTGGAAAGCCCTGGCGCGGGCAAATACGCTTCATATAAAGGCGGCGGATTTATTAAACTTCACGACGATCCTATCTTTTTAACTTCGGACGTGCGTGGAGAGACGGACGGGGGCTACGTCTCTACGGCGAGCCACGTCGCCGCGCAAATCTTGCGTGTGGTCGGAGGGGTAGCGAGCGCCACTGCTTCTTCGTTTACGGCATGGCCTCAAGAAGAGGTAGGCATCATCGTTCGGGAAGGCACAGTCGAAGACGCCATGAACCAACTGGCCGCAGGTCTTGGTTCCGCATGGTGGGGCGCTAATACACTCGGCCAGTTTGAAGGCAGCATAATCTACGCCCCCGTCGCCACCGCATCTACTATCGCTATTGAACCATATATGCAGTTGAGCGCACCTGAAGAAACGTCAGGTTCCACGCCCCCTTGGTGGCGGATAAAGGTGTCATATCAAGAAATCGAGACGACGCAAGAAGGCGGGGATATAGCCACAGCGGCTTCCACTCATATACAAGAATATTACGGAAAGAAACGCCGCTTCGCTGTTGCTTCTGATATTACGGTTAGAACCCGATATCCCTTGGCAGTAGACGGGCCTGAATTGCCCGGAGTTTTAGATTCCAAAGCTGCCGCGTCTACATTGGCTCAGTCTTTGCTAGAAATTTATAAAGTGCCACGGCGCACATGGTCCGCGCGTGTCGGTCCTAGAGCGGGTGGTCTTAATTGGTGGACTATTCCAATAGGCACAACAGTTACGCTAAGGTGGCCCGGCATCCCTACGTTGGCAAACGGAAAGGCTTTTATTGTGCGCGGTATCTCTGCTAGAGGCGACTACGCCGAGTTGGAGTTGTGGGGTTAATGGGCGCTGTTCTCTCATGGAAAAATTGGGCGGAGCAAAGTGGTTCTTCGCTGACTGTTTCCAGCGAAGCCACAGGGCTTGGGCCGCGTGGTATGCTTACGTCACAGGTGCAGAATTATTGGCGTAGTGGCGATTGGAAACAATTTGCAGATGTTGTCATAGACCTTGATTTTGGCGTCAGTAGGGCGGTCAAAGTCATTGCATTTGCAGCGCCCCGCGACGGTGCTTTACCCCCGTCTGGTGCCACCGTTGCTATTAGAGCAAGCGTTTCAAGCCAAAGCGGCACAGATGCCCTTAACCTTACTGCAACTAGTTTTACGCTTAATCCTTGGGGTGTGTGGGGTTGGCGGTCTGCAACAGGCATCACAGCGCGCTATGTGCGTTTGACTTTTGAAAGCCCCGTGCCCCCGCTGTCCTCAGAAAATAGTTATTTGCAGCTTGGCAGACTGTGGGTTGGCGACGGCCTAGTAACTACTGACTCTTACGCTTATGGCCATGCTCGCTCTTTCCGTGATCCTGGCCTTTCAAGCAGGGCAGGGCTGACCGGCGTCCGTTATGCCACGCGAGGTTTGCCTTACCGCGTAGAGCGGATTGCTTTCCCTATTTTGACTGAAAGCGAAGCCTCAAGTATCATTACAGCTTCAAGCGAAGTAGGGACAACCGGGCAAGTATTTTTTGCTCGTGAAGAAGACTATCTTGGCGAAGGGTTATTTGGTCAATTTTCGGACGTGCCTGTGGTAAATCGAGAATTGGAAGATTTGTGGACAACCGATTTTCAGATCGAGGAAGATAACTAATGGGCGTCCCTGTTAATGTTGGTGATCGAGTTCTCGTCGCAACAGGCACTGCGGGCACAGGGGCTTACGATCTAGGCGCTGCTGTGGGTGGATACCTGACACCTGCTT